GCTAGTCTTTTACAACACGTTGGTTCTGTAATGGTAGTAAATGGTAATACTGATAACAGTGTTATCATGCTTAATATAAGCAGTCTATAGGAGTAAAACATGGCAGACGCAGTAACTTCAACAACTCTGTCAGATAGTGATAGGTCGGCTGTTATACAGCTGACCAACACATCCGACGGTTCAGGTGAAGCAGCAGTAACTAAAGTTGACGTAAGTGCTTTAGCAAGTAGATCTAGTGATGGAGCACCATGTACTGGTGTAAGATTAGCTAGAATTGTCTATTCGACTTTTGGTATGAGTGTAAAACTTTTGTGGTTTGCAAATACCGATACTATTTGTTGGGACTTAAATTCAGACTATACGACTGATGAAGATTTTTCAGATTTTGGCGGTATACGAAATACTGCTGCATCAGCTGGAAAAACAGGAGATATAGTATTGACTACCACAGGTCACGCAAGTGCTGACTCATACGTTATAGTACTGACTCTATTAAAAGAGTTTTAAGTAAATGGCAACCTCAGGCACTAAAACTTTTGCCTTAGATATAGCAGATACTATAGAAGAAGCATACGAACTAGCTGGTCTAGAGCAACGTACAGGATACGATGCCAGAACAGCTAGACGTTCTTTAAATATAATGTTTGCAGACTGGGCTAATCGTGGCGTTAATCTATGGACTATAGAAGAAGTTTCTTTAAGTATGATTTCTGGCACTTCAAGTTATCCTCTTAACGGTTTTGATATAGATATACTTTCTGCTGTTTTAAGAAGAACAACAGGTGGTACTACTACCGATACAGAGATTACAAAAATCGGTAGATCAGAATATTTAAATATTCCAAATAAAGCTTCTTCAGGTAGACCTACACAGTATTTTGTTGACAGACAAACAACACCTGTTTTAAAAGTATGGCCAACACCAGACGACTCAACAGATAAAGTAATTTCTTACAGAATTCAAAGAATTGATGACGTTAATACTTCAGCTGAAGACCCAGATGTTCCTTCAAGGTTTATTCCTTGCATGGTGAGTGGGTTAGCTTATAACATAGCTTTAAAAAAGAATCCAGAAAAAGCTGGGTTGTTAAAACAAGTTTATGAAGAGCAGTTTGCTTTAGCTGCAGATGAAGATAGAAGTCGTGTTTCTTTACACTTAGTACCAGCTAGAAGTTACTAGTAATGGCGTATGCTTTAGGAACACACGCTAGAGCTATATGTGATAGATGTTCATTCGAATATCCCTACCTTGAGCTTAAAAAAGAATGGACTGGATTTAAAGTATGCGAAGAGTGTTTTGAAATTAAACACCCACAGCTTGAACCTACACACCAAAAACCTGATCCTGAAGCTCTGAGAGACCCAAGACCATCCGTTTCTGCTCCTACTGCGGGACTAGGCTTTGTTAGAGTATCCAACCCTATTAACCCTATAAATTTAGTGAGTTCGCCTATTATGTTCGCTGAAAATAGTGATACAATAGGTTCAAGTTTTGACATACCAATTTTAACAAGTGAGATTGGTACGGTAACAGTAACAACGGTGGTGTCATGAGTTATACATACGCAGGTTTAAAAACAAGCATTCAAGATTACCTAGAAAGTACTGAGACTTCTTTTGTATCTCACCTTGATGATTTTATACACACAACAGAAGAACGTATTCTCAAGAATGTACAACTAGATGTTTTTAAGAAAAATGTTAGGGGTCAAGCAACACCCAATTCTCCGTACATAGGTGTGCCTTCTAGTGATTTTTTATCGCCTTTTAGTTTGGCTGTTATTGACCCAAGTACCTCGCAGCATACTTTTTTACTATTAAAACAAGTTTCTTTTATACGTGATTTTTCTCCAATCGAGTCCACCACTGGTACTCCAAAATATTACGCAGAATTTAATAATAATACTTTTATTATTACACCCACCCCAGCAACAGACTTAACGTTTGAGCTGCACTATTTTTATAGACCCACCTCTTTAACTTCGGCAGGAGACACAGGCACCACGTGGCTATCAGTGAATGCTCCTAATGCTATGTTATACGGTTCACTAGTTGAAGCGTGCACATATCTAAAAAACTATGAAGTTATCCCCTCCTATGAACAAAAATTTCAAGAAGCCATGCTAGGACTTAAAAATCTTGGTGAAGGTAAATCAACTAGAGACCGATACAGGTACGATGAAATAAGGAGAGAACCACAAGCATGAAGATACCAGAACTAAAAGGCAAGCATATTGCAATTGTAGCTATGGGCGAAAGCCAATTAGATTTTCATTTATCTCTTGTTCACAGTAATAAGTACGATGAAGTTTGGGGAATAAATTGTATGGGTGAAATCACTAAGTGTGATAGAATTTTTATGTTAGACCCAGTTAGTAGATTCTTAGATACAGATGACGCAGGCAGTCAAACTGAAATTATGAAGACGATGTTTAAAAATTACAAAGGACCAATCTATACGTGTGAACTTGACGATAGAGTCCCAAATGCAGAAGTGTTTCCTTTACAGGAAGTAGTTTCTTATGCAGACTGTGCGTATTTAAACAATACTGTTCCTTTTGCTTTTGCGTATGCCTTGTATCAAGAAGTGGGCGCACTAAGTATTTACGGCATAGATTTTAGTTACAAAGGCAACTTACATTTTGCAGAAGCAGGAAAAGCATGTTGTGAGTTTTGGTTATCTAAGTGTATAGAAAATGGAATGACAGTGGGTGTTGGGGCAAGATCTGGGCTACTAGATACAAATGTTCCAATAGAAGAAAGAATATATGGTTTCCATAGATTAGAAGATCCTGTTATAATGGCTATTGAAAACGGTGATTTTAAACAAACAACGGTGAGTAAATACAACAAAAAACTTAAAGATGAAAATATAAGAAAACTCACACAGGGTGAAGTAGAAGTACCTTCAGTACTTGTTGCCCCAGAAGCGAAGAGGTACTAAATGTTTACTGTAGATGTTAATTCTAGTTTAGGCGACATAAGTGTAACAACTGAGTCTAACAAAGGACATGATCCAGAATTTTGGGCGCAACTTTGCACAGATAAAATCTGTGGTATTTCTGAGAACGCTCAAGGGCATATCAGGCAACAAGCTGAAGCATATAAACTAGCTATTTATAATGCAATACTTTATCATATTAAGTGTGCAATGAACAGTGAGCGATGTACAATGGCTAACCTATTACGCACACAAGGTCACGAAGACTTAGCAAAGATTTTAAAGGAACTTTAATATGGCAATTACATCAACACTAACAACTAGTTTTAAAAAAGAACTACTAGAAGCATTACATAGTTTTAAGGCTTCAGGCGGCAACTCTTTTAAATTAGCTTTATATACAAGTTCAGCTACATTAGGCGCAACTACTACAGCTTTTACTACTACAGGGCAAGCAACTGGAACTAACTATACTTCAGGCGGAGCTGCATTAACAAATATAGCCCCACTTAGTTCAGGAACTGTTGGATTTACAGATTTTAATGATCTCACTTTCGGTACAGCCACAATCACAGCTAGAGGTTGTATGATTTATAATGATACAGCTTCAAACGATGCAGCTGTCGCAACAATCGACTTTGGTGGAGATAAAACATCTACCGCAGGTGATTTTACTATTGTATTTCCAGCAAAAGCATCAGGTACTGCGATTATCAGAATCGCCTAGCCTTAAATGGCTAATATAAACGGTTGGGGTCGAGGAACGTGGGGTCAGCTCACGTTTGGCGAAGCCTTACCAGTTATAATCACAGCTCCAGGTGCAGCAACAGTAGCCACTAGTGGAGTTGCAGTTGACGCTGGTGGTCAGATTGGAATTAATGGAGTTGTTGGAACAACAGGCGCACCAGTAGCAGGCGTAAATGGTAAGGCGATTGTATCTGTTCCTGGGATTGTAGGTAGCGTAGGTTCTTTATCAGTTACTATAGATGGTGAAGCAAACGTTACGCCAACAGGTCAAGTTGGAACCTCGGCTGTTGGTACTCCTACAACAATTTCCAATAACAATTTATCAGTCACTTTAAACCAAGCAGTAGCTTCTGTTGGAAATCCAGTTATAATTGCTAAAGCGGTTGTTACTATCCCTGATGATGAGGTAGCTGGATTAATAACATTTAGACCTTACGCGAATGTGTGGAGTTTAATACCTTCTAATCAAGATCCAGGATGGGGAGCGACACCTGATACAAGTCAATATCCAAATTGGAGTGACGTAGCATAGGAAAAATATTATGGCAAGTACATACGTAAACGATTTAAGACTTAATGAGATGGCTACTGGTGATGCCAGTGGTACTTGGGGTACAAACACAAACGTTAATTTAGAATTAATTGGTGAAGGTTTAGGTTATGGAACCGAAGCCATAACAACCAACGCAAACACTCATACATCAACTGTAGCAGATGGTGCAACAGACCCAGTTAGAGCTATGTATGTTGAATACACAGGAACATTAGATTCTGCGTGTACT